TTTGCAGTATCGATACGCGAAAAGTTGAGCGTACCAGTTGGTTGCGATTTATTCATCGTAAGACAGAATGGCCATGATGTGACTGGTTCCTTGTCGAGTACATCTGGGAGCACGGAACAGTGTCTCGTAGGAACAACTTTTTGGTGGTATACGTATGACATGTTTTCGGAAAGTGCTGTACCATTAATGTATAAAGATGCATCAGTGAACGTATATGTCGTTGCTGGTGTACTTGCCCCCGAACCGTCATTACTCGCGGCAATGTGAACGGCCTTAACTGGGTGGTTAAAGTACGAAAGGTCAACCGACGTATCATCTTTGTTCATTGGTTGGAACTGTGTTTGTGTAATGAGAATTTCGTGTTCGTTATTCGCGAAGAATTCGCGTTCGGCTGTGTCGAGGAACACATACGACGCGTAAGCTTTTATGGTTGGTACGGCGAAGTCCGTGTGACTTCTAAATTTAACTCGAATTTCAACTTCGTGGTATTGGAGCGCGACGAGTGGTAACGCTTTTGTCCAATCTTCGCTAAAGAAGAATGGGATAACGTATGCATCTGTACATATATTTGCACCTCCATCGGCTGTGGTTGTAGCAGCAGTTGCCTTTGCCTGAGATTCGTTATAGAGAACGTTATGCACGCCGGCGACAAAAAGTGAATCCAATTTGCACACTTCTTGACCGCCGATCCAAAGTGAGAAATCGGTTACTGTAGTATCTTCTGCAGAAAAGAGACCTGTATCACTTTTACCTTGCAAATTGATATTACTACCTTCAAGCCAAACATAGCTTAAAAGATCCCCCTTGGACTTTATTGGAATAGATATTTCATTACCCTTACTCGCCGAACCGATAAAATCGAGGCGTTCTGGTTTTATAGCGAAGTTAGTGTGACGTTTATAGTTTTGTCTGAAGAAAGAGACTTGTGGGTCGCCTGTGATGTACACATCTTGGGCACCGACCGATACGAGGTCAATCAAAGCAGCTGACATATTTTACTAATATACTATATTAAAAAAATTGAGCGTTAACGTAATAAAAGAAAATGGTTGTTTTTCAAGCTCTTACCTGGGAAACGGAAGACCGAGATGACGAGCATTTAATACACATTTTCGGTAAAACGAGCGAAGGTCGTTCCGTGTGTGTGACAACTGCGTTTTCGCCGTACTTTTTTATAAAACTTCCTACGGATGATTATGAAGTACAGGCTGAAAACTATTTTAAAAGTATTTGTCGAGCGTGTCCTGGTTTAAATATTAGTTACGAGATACAAACGTCCATGGACGTTTGGGGATTTCAGAATAGTCGAAAATTTTATTTTATGAAGTTAAAGTTTGAAACGTTAGCGAATCGTCGTAAGGCTGGGTATACACTTAAACAGTCTCTGAAAGTTTATGAACAAGCGCAGCCGAGACTCGAAGGTGAACCTTATTATGAACCCAATTTCGAATTTGTAAAGATGAAACTATACGAATCGAATTTGGATCCGGTCCTGAGGTTGATGCATATAACGGGTATTCAATCAACGGGTTGGTTAGATTCTGGGGACCTTTGTTCTGATGCAAATTATGCAAATACAAGTTTGGATTTAATGTGTAAAAATTGGAAAGTGCTTAAACCTGTTGATAAACCTGAGACGGCACCGTTCGTAGTTGCGTCTTTGGATATTGAGTGTAATAGTTCAACTGGTAAGTTTCCTGATGCTGAAATACCGGGTGATTGTTGTTTTCAGATAGCCGTTTCACTGTGTACATTTGGTACCGATATACCTTACGATAAAACGTGTTTTTGTTACAAGAAAACCGACTCCAACTTGGAGGGTTGTAATATTTTGAGTTATAGTTCAGAAAGGGGAATGCTCGAGGCGTTTGGTAAATATATGGTACGAATGGATATCGATATAATCACAGGTTGGAACATATTTGGTTTCGATATGGATTATATAATGAAACGTGCTGATATGGTTGGGTGTTCACAAGAATTTTACGAATTAAGTAAACTTAAGGGATATGAATGTAAAATGAAAGTTAAAAAGTTATCTTCGAGCGCTTTGGGTGATAACGAACTGAAACTTTTACCTTTACCTGGTAGATTCATTTTTGATTTGTTCCACGAGGTTAAAAAGGGGTATAAACTCGATTCGTATAAACTCGATAACGTTTCTAAGTTGTACCTCGGTGATCAAAAAATAGATATGCCCGCGAAGGAAATGTTTGCGCGTTTTAGGGAGCAGGATCCAATTAAGTTACGTGAGGTCGCTGAGTATTGTATTAAGGATACTTTATTGCCACATAGATTATTGTCTAAGTTGTGTACACTTATTAACCTATTGGAAATGGCAAAGGCGACGTGGGTCCCTCTGTGTTATTTGGTTGAACGAGGACAACAAATTAAGGTGTTTAGTCAGTTAACGAAAAAGGCGAGGGAAATGGGGTACCTCGTTCCGACTATAGAGTGGGGTCAAGGTATTGTTGATGGGTACGAAGGTGCTACTGTACTCGAGGCTCAAAAAGGGGCGTATTATACGCCTATAACTGCACTTGATTTTGAGGCGTTGTATCCTTCTATAATGATGGGACACAATTTGTGTTATTCAACACTTGTACGTGATCCCGTTTACGAAAATAAAAAATTGTATCCGAATTTGGAGATCGAAACGTTTGGTAAATTTAAGTTTGTTCAAAATGTACCGAGTCTTATACCAAGTATTTTATCGGAACTTAAACAGTTTAGAAAACAGGCTAAGAAAGATATGGCAAATTCGACTGGGTCGCTTAAGGAAATGTATAACGGTAAACAGTTAGCGTATAAAATTTCGATGAATTCCGTGTACGGTTTTACGGGTGCATCTAAGGGTATGTTACCATGTGTACCCATAGCATCTTCGACAACTATGAAAGGCCGAATGATGATAGAGGATACGAAGAATTACGTCGAGAAACATTATCCGGGTGCAAAGGTAAGGTATGGAGATACTGACTCGGTTATGGTTGAATTTGACGTCGGTGAACGTAAAGGTGAGGATGCTATCAAATATAGTTGGGAACTTGGTGAACGTGCGGCTGCAGAGTGTACGAAACTTTTTAAGAAACCGAATAATCTCGAACTTGAAAAGGTATATTACCCGTACTTTTTATACTCTAAAAAAAGGTATGCAGCAAAACTTTGGACGCAAGGTAAGGATGGTAACATGAACATGGATTACATTGACGTGAAAGGTCTTCAACTCGTTCGTCGTGATAATACACCGTATATGCGTGAAGTATGTAAAGAATTACTCGATGTTATTTTGGAAAGTAACGATAAGAGTACACCTAAAGCTCTCGCTTTACAGCGTGCCATAGAGTTATTGGAAGGTGATGTATCTAATGAAAAACTTATACTTTCACAACAGCTTAGTGATTCGTATAAATCCGATAATTTACCACACGTTCAGGTTCGTAATAAAATGCGTGAACGCCAACCCGGTTCCGAACCACAATCGGGTGATAGAGTACCTTATATACTGTGTAAAACCTGGGATCCTCGTGCAAAGGCGTTTGAAAAGGCGGAAGATCCGAAGTATGCGGAAGATAATAAATTGGAAATTGATTACTCGTATTATTTCCTTAATAAGTTTTTGAACCCCGTTTGTGATCTTATCGAACCCTTATTTGATGATCCTAAAGAGGAAATATTTGGAGAATTGATAACGCGTTCTAAGCCCGAAAAACGAAGTAGACTTTGTGATTATGATCCTAAACAAAGACGAATATCTGATATATTTAATAAAGTTAAAAAATAGCATACATTGTAATATATAATATGATAACATCTATTTTTTCAGAAACGTTCGAGGTTTTTGAAAAAAATAAAAAAATACTCATAAAATGTGAAATTGCAAAAATGTATACTAAAATATCTGAAAGGTATAAAATTCCTTTTAATGAACTCGTGAAAAGATGTAAATATATTGATATTGGTGATAAATTTAATACGCCAGAACTTTTAGATTCGCGTCGTTTCTGTGAATGTTATAGTTCCGAATTACAAATATCGTTTTTAAAGGATATTTATAAAAATGTTGATAAGGCGAAGTGTTTAACTTTAGAGCGTTTAACAAAAGAAACGAACGGTTTAGTTGATATTTCAACATGTTTAGATCTTATTGTCGATACACACAAAATTAAACCAATAAACGGTGATTTGTGTTGTGGTATTACAAGTACTAAAGGTAAGATATGTATGAAGAGGGCTATAACAAATATAGGGGATTATCCATTTTGTTCAAAGCATGCGAAATATTCGAATATTAATAACGTTCCTTCGTTAACTTCGTGGCATAGTTCAACTACTAACTCGACTATTAGTTCTAGTGATAGATCTACTATATCACCACTTATGAGCGAATCTGATGATGAAATAGATTTACCTATTAAACAAACTGTTTATAAGTAAATAAAAGATGCTTAAAGTTATGCGTTAATTTTAGTGTAAGATGAATAAATCAGATATATTATTAACGTCTATAGATAGTTTTTATCAAATACCAGAGAATAAAACTGTTTTAACGCAGATTTTGAATAAATCTGGAGGAATTTCATTACGAAACCTTGAATGGTTTATAACAAATTATTCTAAAAAAAATAATTTAACTTATAAAACGGGTGATGGTAAAATGTTTAGTGTTCACTGTGCGTATAAATCGAGTTTAGATGGGTATAGTAAAAAATTGTTTGATCCCTTTTGTCGAACAGAAAAGATTAGTTATATAGTACCGGGAACAACTGATGAAATTCATACAACTGTAGCGCAGTTAAATTTTATCAGATGGTGTATAAAAAACAATATTATAGATTATATAAAAACGCACAAATTTCAGTTATTTAATAAGCACGTGTCATAATCCCATTTTCAAATGTAAATGTTTGGTATCCTACGTAATATAAGTGTAAGTTATAATTATCTGTTAAATTATTTACCATTTTTATATTTATTTTTGTTCTGTTTGATTTTAAATTTGTAAAATCTAAACTTCCCGATGGTTCCACATTAATCGGATTCATCGAGAATGCATACGTGTATATATTTCGAATTGGTCTAGATAAACGACTCGATAAAGGTACTGTATATTTATAGTATTTATGATCCGTATCTTGAAACCCTGGTATATCTTCACCATTTATGTATATTTTAGCACTCGATAAAGGTGGATAATAAAATTCGTTCTTATTTTCATAAAGAACGTTTGATGATAAGTTAAATCGATTATGGAAATGATATATCCTGTCATCTGTAGAATCTGTAAACCCTGAACCTCTCGCTATATTTTCATTTTCATATGTTGTATTTCTTAAAAACCAATTAAGTGTCTTAACTGGTACTTTAGGAACAAGTTCTAAAGAAATATCTTGTTGACCTGCTTTTATGAGAAGCGAAGGGTGTTTTTGTACTATATCGGTAATAAATTCGTGTTTATTATTTTTTATGTAAGTTCTTTCGGTAGAATTTAATGAAATTTCTTCTGTAATTATATCAAAACTTGACAAAGATAATGTTGAACTTTCATCTGTAAAAAATGTTTGGGGGTAAAAATCTATGACGAATTGTATTTTTTGTTTGTGTATAGCACACGTTGGAAAATATGGTCGGTTGGGTTTATTTGTTTCGTATTCATCACTTTCGTATTTTCTTGAGAAGAAAAGGGGTATAGGTATAAAAACGCGTGATTTATATTTAGAAAATTGTTTATTTACCGAATGTGTAGATGTATCTTCAGCTAAATTTCTATTTAAAGTGTATCTTTTTGTTCTTTTTTCAGATTCATCGAGGTAAAGTTCATCGTAAATGATACCCCAATCTGCGTGGTAATTTTCAATAACGAGATCATCTACACGCATGGTTATTTGTTTAATAATATGTCGACCAACTTGATCTGAATAATTAAACGTTGTACCTGTTGTTAATGCTGGTAATTCAATTGAAATGTACATGTTTGATAAGAGATCGCCCATGTTACGTGGATCTAATGTTACGGTAATTGATTCGCCAAAAGGCCAATTGGTTGAGGCATTTCCTGGTTTGTTTATGATTGTACTTTTATGAAACTTTGTGAAATTTGAATGACGTTTGGGATCGTAATTAAAGAATGATTTTTTGGGTTCATTTTCTATTAAATATGTATCTTGTTTACCTATAGCGTTTAGAGATATGATAGCGCCTGCATTTGGACCACTTATATCTTGTTTACACTTAGTACTTGTAGATACGATAGGGCCTGTGTCTGTATCTTTTTTATCTATAGTGTTTGTAGATACGATAGGGCCTGTGTCTGTACCACTTGTATCTTTTTTATCTATAGCGTTTGTAGATATGATAGCGCCTGTATCACTCATGTTACTTATTATTTACAATTTTTTAAATATCGTTATAAACCATGATGGGTCTATTTTTAAAATTCTTTGAAACGTATCTATGCAAAGATTGATACCAAAATAAAAAATCTTTTGTTTTTAATGATAAAGGAGTAATGTTTGTGTTTTTAGTTTTACCTATTTCTCTTAAACGTAAATTTTTAATACTTGGTTTTTTAACATGTGTAAAACAGGAAAAACATACACGTTTTAATTTATATTTATAAAACTTATAGTACATTTCATTGTTATATAACCATAGTGGTTTAATACGTCTATATTTCCTGATAAGTCCACGAACTTCGTGATTATCTGATTTAATATAAGGATTTAAAGGTGCATTACAAAAAAAACAAAATCCCTTGCACTTAAAATACATAAAAGATAAAATGGCCATTCTTTTATGTACTATAATCAAGTTAATCAACCTGATGGAACTCCTATTATAGGTATAAACATTGAAGAGGAAAGACCACGAGTAATGAACGTGTTACCTGTTAATGAAATTCATCAACAATCGGAGCCGGTATATCAATTATTTGATTTCATCGTAGTATCATGGTTAAGTGTATTCATGGTTATAATAAGTATATATTTTACACTTGAATATGATAATATTGTATCTATAATTAATTGCTTATCGTGTTTATTACCATTACATAGTATAAAGCATAATAATGTATATGGAATATTTGCATATACCGCGTATGTTATGTTTGCTATGGTATTAACAACCTTGTTGGGTGTTTATGAATATTTTTGGTATTATATTAGTTGTAATGCTATAATTATATGTATTTTTATAACCTCAGTGGTGAAATATTATAAATATATTAGGAATCAAAACCAAAACATAAATGAACACGTTGTATGAACAAAAGGATTTAGATATTGCAAGAGGTTTTTTTAAAGACCAAAGTGACAAATGTGAACGGTTTGCGAGAAGTATTTATAAAGTTAGACAATCTCGCAAAGAGTACGATGATAATAGGGAAAATCGTAAAATTAAGTTTATAGATAATGTACCCGAAAAAAATATTCATAATAGAACTAAAACGAATACCTGTCAGGCGATTACAATGAATGGAAAAAAGTGTAGTTTTAGAGCATCATGTGGAATTTATTGTAAAAAACATTCTTCTAAAAAATAAATATAATGTAATAATAAATGTTAGACCAGGAAACACTTCGACCTGTTATAATTGCAATGGCACTTTACCTTGCAATTTCCCAAATCGTACCAGAACTTTTAAAGAAACCGACGAACATTAAATTAATCGATGATATAGTTGCAATGCTCATTGCACAAAGAGGTTCACTCACTTCGGGTGCTATTCTTACAGGACTCATTGTTTTCGTGACGAATTACATTAACGACGAATTCTTGTAAAACATTTTCCTTACCTGTTAACATTCTTGTTTTTGGATGATCCATATACCTTAACTTCTTGTTATATGCATCTTCCATAAATTCTATGAGTTGGTTTACATCAGGTTTACCCCATTCCATACCAGCTTTGTATAAAAAATCATCTCTTGGTAACTTTTGGAGTTCGCATTTTATCACATAAGGTGTTTCTATATATTCAGTTGCACCTCCATAACCTGTTATAATCACTGGTTTATTTCTTACCGCTGCTTCCACAGCACCCATACCTACACCTTCAGAAGACGAAAAACTTACGTAACAATCTCCACGAGCGTGTATTTCTTCCATTTTTTCATCGGATACGAGGTCGTTTATTATTGTTACATTTGGTATATTTATATTAACTGGTTGTTTACACGTTGCTTTAATTAGAAGTTTAGCATCCGGTTTGTTTAGTCGTATAAATGCTTCTAATATTTTATTAAAATTTTTACGTGGATCGTACACGTTACCTATATGGTAAAACGTATACGGTCTTTTATCGGGTACGTGTGCATGTAAAATGTAAAAATCTGTATCAGGAAACTGTCTTTTAAATACCATTTTACAGAATTCACTCGGTACGGCAATTCTATCGAATAGTTTAAAAAGTTTACCGTAATCTTCATGTACGGTTTCGGTTTCACATACAGTCATACACGTTACGTTTTTTATTTTACGTTTGATTTCGGGTATTCTATCTAACCAACCTTGTATTGGAAGTGCAAAAATGAAAGCCTGATCAGCTTCTGGTATTTCTTCATGTACGTGAATATATTTAGTACACTCATGTTCAGGAAAGAGATCCATATATTTTTTACAGTGTTGACCGATTCCACTCAGGAGAGTTGGACCGATGAATAACATTTACTATAAAGATAATATTTCTTTTATATATATTACACAATGGAGTTCATCAGAAAACAAATTGACGCAGAAGCTGCAAGACCAAAGGTTCGACCAGATGCTATTTATGGTATACTTAGACAACTTGTTGATCATATTGAACCACCAAAAAATGTTCCAGTTCCACCAACACCAGCGCCAAAGCCAGCGCCAGCGCCAGCGCCAACGCCAGC